AATTAAATAATTAATAGAATATTTAATTAATAGCCAATAAAATTGAATTAAAAATAAGCAAAGAAGTTGTAATTATAAATACAGAAATAAAATGACGAATCAATTAGACAGAACTTTTAAATTATTTGAATTCAACGTGTACAATAATAAGAGTCAACATCAGTCAAGTGATGAAGACGAGGACGGTTCCAGTTCATTCAATAAAGACAATGCCACTTTTGCGATCCAAATGTTTGGCATCAATGAAGAAGGACAAAAAGCATCTATATTGGTAGAAGATTATCAACCATTCTTCTTCTTGAAAGTTGGTGACAAATGGACCAAGACTATAAAAGACCAATTTGTTGCGCATTTGAAAGCAAAGGTCGGTAAGTATTATGAGAATTCTATTGTAGAATGTAAATTAATTGAAAAAAAGAAATTATACGAGTTTGACGCTGGCAAGCTACATCGCTTCGTTCAAATCAAGTTTGCCAATGTGCCTACTTACAACAAGGTGAAGAATTTCTGGTACAAGGACAATATCAATGACGACGGAGAAAAAGAACGTTCATTGTTGCCGCAAGGGCTCTGGTTTAAAGACTGTCACGTGGAGCTCTATGAAGCCAACATTCCACCACTTCTCAGATTCTTTCATTTGCGTGAGATCAGTCCGTCTGGTTGGATCGCATTGCCTTGTAAGAAGACTATTGAAATCAAGGGTTCCAATAAAACGACAAGCTGCGACTACGAATTCACTATTGGTTACAAGAGTATCATTCCTCTCAATGATAAGGAATCACGTGTACCTTACAAGATTATGAGTTTTGATATTGAGGCCAGTAGTAGTCACGGTGATTTCCCGGTTCCAGTCAAATCTTACAAAAAACTAGCAACAAATATTGTGGATTATTTTGACAAATATTCTTCAGAAGTATGTAAGACAACTTTATCAAACATAATTAAAACCGCGTTTAATCAATCATCTAGTCCAATGCCGCAAATAGATTTGGTCTATCCCAAAGGTTTACCATTGAAAAGCTCCGAGTTGGAGCAAAAGATTGAAGAATGGTTAAAGACCAAGATTAGAGATAGAAATGTAAACAATGAAGAGCATTTAATTGAATCGCTTTTTGAAAACGCAAATAAAGCATTTATAACTAAGGAAACTAAAGAGAAGGAAGCAGATGATGTTGAAGAAGAAGGTTCAGATTCAGACGACGATCAAGTAGAAGAAGATGAGCAACCAAAATACTACACGATTATGAAGTCTGCTGAATCCTATAAGAACAGACAATCAACTATTGTGGATATTTTGGGCGACAAGAAATTTGATCGTGAAGGTAAGATTAATGAACTGATCTTATCGTTGCGCAACAATTTCCCGCCATTAGAAGGCGATAAGGTCACATTCATAGGTTCTACTTTTGTCCGATATGGCGAAAAAGAACCATATTTGAATCATTGTATTGCTCTGAATTCTTGCGACTCTTTAGATGGCAAAGTTGAAAACTCGCAAATAGAGACATACAATACTGAAAAGGATGTTCTTAATGCGTGGACTAAACTGGTTCAGCGTGAAAACCCTGACATTGTGATTGGTTACAACATATTTAGTTTTGATTACGAGTTTATGTTTCGCAGATCTCAAGAGTTAGGTTGCGTTGAGGAATTCCTACGATTATCCAGGAACAAGGACGAATTGTGTGCTACAATTGACTACAAAACGCAGAAGATGGAAATAGATAAGAGCAGTATTACGCTAGCATCTGGTACATATGATTTGTCTATTATCAAGATGAATGGTCGTCTACAAGTAGATATGTTGAATTGGTTCAGACGAACAGAGAACTTAACTTCTTATAAGTTGGATTATGTTGGAGGTCATTTCATTGGCGATTATGTCAAGAAATTGGAGCATATGGAAAACGGTAATACACGTATATCAACTATTAATATGACTGGTCTACAAGTAGAGAGTTACATACATTTTGAGGAGATCAATCATTCGTCGGATTATTACAAGGACGGCGCAAAGTTTGTTGTAACAGATGTCAATAAAGCCGAAGGCTGGTTTGAGATTGAAGGACACGAGAATCCGCAGGCAAAGGCCGTCAAATGGGGTCTAGCAAAGGACGATGTGTCGCCAAAGGATATTTTCAGGATGACCAATGAAGGGCCGGCAGCTCGTGCTGTCATTGCCAAATATTGTATTCAGGATTGTAACTTGGTTCAACATCTGTTTTCAAAGGTGGATGTTGTAACGGATTTAGTAGAAATGTCCAAATTATGTAGTGTTCCAATGAGTTTCTTGATTTTCAGAGGCCAAGGCATCAAGCTTACTAGTTATGTAGCGAAGAAATGTAGAGAAAAGGGTGTATTAATGCCGGTGATTAATAAAGGTTCAAAAGATGATGGTTATGAAGGTGCCATTGTTTTAGAGCCAAAATGCGGGTTATATCTAGACACTCCAATTGCTGTGGGTGATTTTGCGTCACTGTATCCAAGTTCAATGTTGTCGGAGAATTTGTGTCCGAGCAGTAAAGTGTGGACAAAGATTTACGATTTAGCAGGCAATTTGGTTACAGAGACTGGTACAAAAAAAGAATCTGGTAAAACTAGTGAATATTTATACGACAATTTGCCTGGTTATGAATATGTTGATATCCGGTTTGATACATTCCGGTATTACAGAAAGAATCCGAAAGCGCGTGCTGAAAAGATTAAAAATGGCTACAAATTATGTCGGTTTGCGCAGCCGTTAGAAGTAGATGATGGTTCGGTTCATTCAAGGGCCTTAGAAAAAGCTATTATGCCTTCTATTTTAGAAGAACTTTTGAAGGCGCGTAAGGATACACGTAAGTTGATCCCTTTGGAAAAGGATGATTTCATCAAGAACGTCTTAGATAAGCGTCAATTGGCTTATAAAGTGACAGCAAATTCATTATATGGTCAGCTTGGCGCGAAAACGAGCACATTTTATGAGCCGGATATTGCTGCGTCAACAACTGCGACTGGACGTTTATTGCTCACGTATGCGAAGCGTGTTGTTGAAGAATGTTATGGAGATGCGACAGTTGACAGTAAGTATGGTCTCATAAATACAAAGGCAGAGTACGTTTACGGAGACACTGACTCAGTATTCTTCACATTCAACCTACAAGACAAAGAAACTGGAGAAAAAATTATTGGTCATAAGGCACTAGAATTGTCCATAGAAATCGCAAAAGAAGCGTGTCATAACGTGTCAAAGTTCTTGAAACAACCTCACGATTTTGAATATGAGAAGACATTCTTGCCATTCTGTTTGTTATCAAAGAAACGATATGTTGGCATCTTGTATGAGCACGATCCAAATAAGGGCAAGCGAAAGGAAATGGGTATCGTGTTAAAACGTCGTGACAATGCGCCGATTGTGAAGGACGTATATGGTGGTGTAATAGACATTTTGATGAAGGAGCGCGACATCAAAAAGGCGATTGATTATGTAGACAATTGTTTACAGGAATTGGTTGATGGTACTGTACCCATTGAGAAGCTGATTATTACCAAATCTTTGCGGTCGTTTTACAAAAATCCGCGACAAATTGCTCACAAAGTGTTGGCTGATCGTATTGCGGCAAGGGAACCTGGTAATAAGCCTACATCAGGCGACCGAATACCTTTTGTGTATGTAGTCAATCCAAATAAGAAGGCGCTCCAAGGAGAGAAGATTGAGACACCAACTTTTATCAGAGACAACAAATTACAAATAGACTATTCATTTTATATAACGAATCAGATAATGAAGCCACTGTTACAGTTGTTTGGATTAGTGCTGGATGATATATGGAGAATGCAAAATAAGAGCACAAAGATTTCCAAGTTTAAGAAAGAGATCGCAGAAGTTAGAAAGACAATAGAAGATAATAAAAAATTTGAGGAGAAGTTGTCAAAACTGCGAGACAAGGAGGTGAAGACGTTGATCTTTGATAAGTATTTGAGAGAAACAAACAATGCGAAGGAAGGAAATCAAAGCGTAATGAACTTCTTTGGTAAAAAATAAATCCAGATTTATTAAATTCTTTCAAAGAATGTAATAAATATTTTTACTATATTTAACATGCTGAATGTGACTGAACATTACTATGTCCCGAAACAAACTTGTAAACAATCGCAGTCAAGTTTGACAATTGCTTGGTGAGCAATCTAACTTGTTGTTTAAGATCATATCTGTCATATTCATTGTCTGATAATTCCGAAGCATCGTCATTTTTCTTGTCATCAGATTCAGATTCAGATTCAGATTCAGATTCATCATCAGATTCCTCTTTTGCTTTGTTAGATGCTTTGTTAGATGCTTTATTCGGATAAGTTTGTTGATAAAGTTCATTAAAATCAGCAATGCCTTCGGCATCAAGCTTATACATAATAGCGTATGGGCTTCGTTGGTGTAACAAAGCAATTTCCTCAACAGACAATTTGAGGAGATCATACTCTCGCTCCAATCGCAAACATTCATTGACAGTCCATTTTAATCCTGATCTAAGTTCGTGGTTCATACTCATTTTATATACTATTATCATCACATTTCTTTATATTGTTTTAAAAAATATTTCTATTGTTGAGGTCTTCTATTGTTATCATTGTTGTTATTATTATTATTAGGATGAATGATTGATTCATACATTAATATATTGTTAGATGGGTCATAAACAAAATGGTCATTATTAGTATTAGCTAATGGATTAAATAATGATTCAAAGAGACGATTTGTTATTGTATTCATAATATCATTGGTGATAGCATTACCTGAAATATCAAATGAAACTTGATCAACTATGTTAGTTTGTGGATTTCTTAATACATCAATATTAGTAATGTTCTCATTGTTTATTATAGGTTCACTTCTTGCTGCTTCACTTCTAATTGATCCATTTATTGCCGCCCCTATTGCGGCTCCAATTGCCACTCCTGTTGCTGCTGCGTTCGCATTCGCATTCGTTCTTACACCTTCTGTATTATTATTATTATTATTATTACGTATATCATACCTACAAACTGGACACCGAACATTTGTCTGAAACCATTCGTTAAACTCGTTGGGTAAAAAAATATGACCACAATGATTTATTTGACGGACCTGATCTGTTGGATTAAATCGTTCCAATGAAATTGGACAAGCCTCTGAATTTGGATTCTGAATTTCACTATAACTAACAAGTCTAGATGCGTTTTCTATTTGTTGAACGGTTGGTCTAACAACTACAGTAGAATTTAAAAAACTAGATAATAATCCAGACATATCAGATGCTAAAAGAGAACTATTAGCATTTCTACTTCTACTTCTATTTTGACTTTGATTATGGTAGTTTGCTAAATTGTCTAAATAAACACTTGGATTTATTGGATTGTTATAATCATAAAATATAGGTTGTCCGGATTCTCTATTTCGTCTCCTATTAGAATTGAAATTTGAATTTCTTGTATTTGAATTCATAT